TCACACTCATTACATTCTTCACACTCATTACATTCTTCACACTCATTACATTCTTTCATATTTATGAACCATTAAGTCATAAATCCTGTCTCTGTATCCTTCTATACTCCTATCTTTATATTCACTAAACCCTTCAAGATCCATAACCTCCACTAAAATCTCACAATTACCATCTAAAAACATCTTCATCACACTTGTTATAAACCCTTCACCATCATACCATTTAAATGTAGGATCAATATCACCACCTTTGTACTTGATCACCACTGGTAAAACATCAAACTTACCCACAAATGCGCCAGATTTAAACGGAGCAATAGAGCGTGTCTTTGGAATCTTTTCCATAGCATCTGGGAAGACTACAAGAACATTATCACCAGCTTTTCGATTATTTACGTGATCAATAATAGTTTGTGAATTACCTTTTTTCTTGTCTAAAAAGACTGATCCTAGTTTCTTACATATCTTCTTCATACCTGGAAGCATCGTCATACCATTTAGATGAGCTAAAAACCCTAAGTTACCAAGTGTGGCAAGAAGAACAAAGCCATCGTAGAGAGAGATATGATTGCTTACGATCAAGAACTTATGGGGTGATTGCATAAGTGTTTGGAACCTATCAAACCCCTTTATCCGAACTTTTTTGAAATTAGAAACGGTCAATAGAGAGCCACTCATAATCCGATTGAATACACCTATCCAACTATTAGGAATTAGAAACAAGAATATAAAATAAATTATAAAAAGGATCACACACGCGATCATTCTAAATATGAACAAGAACATACCTATACTACAAAATAGAATAACATAAACTCTTTATGTCTTTCCACAGAGATAACTTGTTGAACACTATAAACACACTTTATGATGAAACAAAGGAAAAATTAAACATAGTATCATTAAAATACGATAAGATCAATTCATACTTTAATCGTTTAACAACAATAGTATTGATCATTTCTTCCTTGATCACTATGACAAATGCTCTGTTTCTAACACTAAACGACACGATATCGTCTAACAACAAGATAACAACAACATTTACAATTTTTATAGGAAATACAATAGGCTTGTTATTGAGCACTACCGCTACTGTTCTTACATCTATCATCCGTTTTAGGAATTACAGAGAGAATATGGAGAAATTAAAAGAATATCAACAATATTTATTGGATATTAATGTATCCTTAGAGAAAGAGAGATCAATTCTATTGTTGAATGAAAACATTGACAATCACACGATTGATAGTATAATTGATCATATCAATCTACAAAAACATAAATTAGAAAAATTGAATATTTTCCTTATCATAAAGATTAGGGAATATGAGAAATTAAAGAATGAACTTAATGAACTTCTTAGTGTAAAATCCGGAAATACTGCCTTTCACGAGGTTGATAAAAAAGATCTAAACGTATTTGTCGTTTAATCTCTTTCGTTTTCAGGAATATTCTGGTTATTTTGTATATTTTGTGTGGTATGAAGCTCATGTAGGCGATTAGCTTCATTTACTTTGATTTTATTTAGATCAATCTTAAAAACACTTATCTTTTTACTGAACTTTATCATTTCTTCATTTGTAATTTCACTAATAATATTGATCTCATTTACAACTTGATCATATTCAGTTAGTTTATCTTGAACCTCTTCAAGTAAAGATTTTTGTTCATTCTTATTTAAGTTTAAAATCGCTATCTCACGATTGTATTGAGCACGAACGTGTATAAACTTGTCTTGCATTTCACGTAATTTTTCCATTTTTTCACGATAATTTCGAAACCTTATAATTGAAGCAATGATTGTCATATAAGTACCCATTATTAATGATAGAATATTCAATAAGAAATCAATTAGGTCTGGATCTATATTCGTTATAGAATTGTCTGTAATATATTTTGTAATCAGAAGTTTCAAAGCATCGCTTAAAGTGATCAAAGCGGATACTATTAAAATTACTAATGAATAGCCATTGAATAGGTTTTTCACTATATCATATTTAAGAGATACATATTGTAGTTTATCACGAATAACATCTATTTTAACAACAATATGCTTACGCAATTTATCTCTTAACTGATCATCAGTAAGAGCATCAATTGATATTTTATAAGATGATCGTTCCCTACTTGGAGGTGATTGATTATCAATACATCCTACACTTGCCGTAATGTTTCCAGTATCCATATATATTATATGAGGTAAAAACATAATTGATATAAGACAATTACATCAATGAAAAAAAACCGATAATAGATTTCCATTTTATTATTATGAATAAACATCCATTTCATTTACATATATTCTTTTTTGTTATTTATCTATCTTGTGTAAGCTCATTTTTATCTCCATTACATCACTGGAATTGTATAGGTTTTACTAATAATATTGATTGGAATAAACCGTATAAATGTAATGTTGGTGATATCCCATTAGTTGTATGGAAGAATAAAACAGATCATCCAGTGGCTACTATCAACATATGTAAGCATATGGGATCAACTCTTGATGATGGATGGTTAGATAACCATAAATGTTTAGTATGTCCTTACCATGGTTTAAAACACACACATAAAGATGTTGATGGAACAGTTGTAGAACACGATGGAAAGCTGTGGTGGTCTATGGATCAAACATCATTATCATTGCCATCTCTTCCATCTCCACCTACTATTCCATTTATGAACAATAATGATTATCATACATCTTATGTATCATTTGATATGGATGAAGCATTGCCTAATTGTGCGTTTAATTCAATGGATCTCAATCATCCGGAGTATATCCATAACAACGCACTTGGGTTTGGGTCAAATGTGGCACCTCAAAACTATAAATACTATGATTATAAAAACTTAAAAGATCGCGTAGGTATTCACTTTGAATACTTTCTAAAAAAGAACATTGATACAATCCACTATGATCTTAAAACAAATAACAACAACTCAACTAAAAACTTCAATATGTTTATTTATCCTTTCACTTCGTGGAGCTGTGTAACTATTGGTAAGAAGCGTTCTAAGATGGTCATAGGTGTATCTATGGCGCCTTTGTCTTCTCAAAAAACTAGATGGTACATTACCATTAGACACAACTATATGAAAGATTTGGTAGGTAGAAATATGGTTAAAATGATAGCACATATGATCTTAACACAAGATAAGCAACAATTCAAGAGACAATCTATGAACAAGAGATTGAAGAATGTTTTTATGTTGAAAAAAATTCTAGAACACGATGAACCAATTCTATGGCTTAAAGAAAAGTTTGATAAGGAATATAAATATCCTACAATTGACGATTATTTAATTTTGAGTGCGGTGAATAAAGATTTTGATCAAGATATAGATAGTTGTTATAGTGATTATTACTATTCAAATGATGAAGAGTAATAATACATTAAGAATGCCTTTACGATCTTTAGAATTATCAAAACTATTATGTATTACTCTATCACTGTTTCTATTTTTGAGTTTTATTCCACTTTCTACACAGATGAAGATGATCACACACTTTTTGAAAACTACATCAAATAAAGTATTCAAAACAATATTAAACCGTGGTTTGATACATCTAAGACCAATTTCTTATGAAACACCCAATATATCATTAATTATATGGGGTGGTTATGGCGTATCACCCCATCATTACACTGGATTTTCTGAATATATACAACAATACGGTAAATTAAGAAATCTCAATGTAGAGGTGTTTATTCCTGAATATCAAACAATACCTTGTGACACAAACTCAAAAAATATCTTTCTTTTTGGTCATTCATCAGGTGGATATGACGCACTACAATTGAAGAGAGAAGATATTCATGCTGTGATAACATATGGTGCTACACACAACTCAAAAGGTAAGCTTTATATGGGTATAGGGAAAATCCCAAAAATTCACAATAAAAACACTTTAACAATGATAGGAGAAAAAGATGGATATATATCATATATCAACATTCTTGATGAATTCTCTAAAACGAATACAACACACAATTCTTTAATTGTTCGTGGAACAAATCATTTATGTGTATCTAATAATGAAACAAATTCAATATGTAAAATGATTGGTTTGAAAGATCAATTTTCTAAAATAGATCGTAAAAATGCATCCAAAAGGATTGCATCTGTTATTGTTGACTATATCCTTTATATAATGAAAAAAGACCAATTTTTTTTAAAATACATAGAAAATACTCGTGGGTATTTGAAATTTGTAGAAACTTTTATTAGATTAGATCGATTTGTTCTACCTGTTATGATCAAAGAGACTGTTGATCATCATATATGTATTATGGATCGCTTTCAAAGTTTTTGGAAATTTATATTGTCAAAACCTACTTATTCAAGAGGAAAAGTTTATAGTGATATCTCAACAATATGGGTAAAATGTTTTAAAAAAACCAGCTATCCACAGATGAATAAACAGATATCTAGAGTAAATAGAATGTATAATAGTTTTTTACAAAAACAAAATATATCTATTGATCATGTAAAATATCATAGATGTGCTACAACATTAGAATGGATTATTAGAAAACCAGAAATAAATTATACAGATAATTCCAATACACTTGTATTACAATACTTTCTCTATAAGAACTATATGTATATAAAAGCACCTAGTATTCTATCTATCTGTGAAAAGTATATAGTTTGATTTTTATCCATTTGAATGATCACTACCGAAAAATGATATTTCTCTTTTTTTAATTATCAATTAAGTTTTTGATATATTAATATTTTGTTTTCACAGGACCATCTATATTAGTGTAATTACTGGAATTCATAAGGAAGTCATTACTATTTTCATATATTGATCAAAAAAATGATTTATCATTAAAATAAAACTTTACAATAATACAAACTATTCAATTATGTCTAGATCACGAAACAATAATAGAACTGTCCGTGCTCACGGATCACAAGCACAACAACAAACTATTGTTGAGGAATGGAAAACCACCGATAAATACAAACTATTAATACCTATGCCACCTGCTGATCCTACTAGGAAAAGATTAGAAGATATATATTATACAAACCATTGGGGTCTTGAAGACAAGTTTAGTGCTCTTAAAGAACAGAATATTGAACTTGGATTGACTGAAAACAGTGTGAGCTGGATAAATGGTGTTCAGTTCTTATGGCATCCACAATTAATAGCACCAGCAATTAAAAACACTATAAAGTATAGTGATTTTAGTAAAGGTGCTTTCAAAGACCTTTATGCGAATAATAAAGAAGCGACTGAGAAGAAATATGCTGATCGTATTAGGTTTTTCGCTAGAACATTCACACCATTTAATCAATACATAAACACAGATGATCTATCTTGGGTTGTATTGAATGAAACAGAGTTAATGATAGAGATATTAGAATATCATAACTCTCATTACGATCCTCGTAAAAAAGAGTATGTTTCTAACACTATTGAGAGTTTTAACAAAGATTTTAAGAGTGTTCTACGTGTTGTTAAATTGATTGTTGGAGAAGAATCGGAAATCCGTTTCAAATGGTCATCATTACAGATAAACCTTACTGATATTGAAAAGATGACCGATAGTGAAAACCAGTTAAGAACAAAGAACGAACTTATGGGGTTTGTAAAGTATGAAGATCTTATCCAAATAGAAGAAGCTCTTGAAAAACGATGGGAAGAAGCAAGAAGGGATGGAAAACCACCTAGTTATATATTCCAGATCCATCAATTACGTCTATTGATCGCGTTGTATATCTATGACTTTCCTTCAAGACACGAAAAAATGGATTTGAGTATTATAAAATCAAAGAGTGAAGTTGAACCATGTAAAAACTATATTATCATAAACCCTACAAGTAATACTCCTTGCGAGTTTATATTGAATGCTGAGGTAAAACAACACGCTCCTATTACATACAAACTACTATCAGCGGGGAGTAAAAGCTTATTAAGACAGTATAATCTTAAATTAGACAGAATGTTAAAAGAAAGCCTTAAGATATATCCTAGGAACTCGTTGTTTCAAAAGCTTACCACTAGTTCATTAACACAAAGCAAGAAACCTACTATTGAAACAGTTAAAGGGTGGTTGCGTGATCTACTTCCTAAAAAGAACCTGAATGTTAATAATTTACGATCAGCATTTGCGACATACTGGTATGATAGTATGAACAATAGTGATAAAAACCTTATGGCGAGGAGAATGAGGACATCTAAGGAGATCATCCAGACTAGTTATATCAAGAAGATAAGCGATCCACAGACACAGATCAACGTAAAAGCTGATCCAGATGTGGTTGATCAACATACACTGATGAAAGCTAAGAAAGGATCTTCACAAGAAGTTCCTATTAAAGTGGAAGAAACTAGTGATACTGAGGATGTGATTGATAACACTCTACCCACAAATACGAATTCTACTGGTGGTATGAATACAATATCCAATAACAACACAATCTCAATAGTGATCAAAACGTCAAGTGATCCAGAGAATAAAACAAAACGATCTGAACAAATGCGTGAGGCGATGAAGAGGTATTATGAGAAAAACAAGGAGAACCATAATAAGAAGGTTCGAGAGTATAACAAGCTTGCTTCAACATATCAATCAAGGTATCTAAAGGAGTTGAACTCTGGTCGCAGAGATATTCTAAGTGATAAGATGAAGGAGAAGTATAAAATTAAGTATGATGAGGATAAAAAGGAATGGATTACTATGGAGTGAATAGTCTAAATCAATGAACTACAAAAATCAATATAATCACTTAGAGTATTTATGTGATCATACTTTTGTAATACAGGGTGTATTTTGAAAGGAATTGATTTGCTTATCAATTTATTTGTAGAGAAGAAGGATCTTAACTTTTCTCGTAGAAATACAATGTTGTATTCTGGTGGTACATCATCACTCACTACAATTGAATGATGAATTTGAATATTTATTAATAGAATTAATTGTTCAGCAATTTTAAAATACATCGTGAATATAAAAGTATTTTCAGGAGTAATAAAAATATACATTTTTAGATCAGGACGAATGAAATCACTACTTGGACCTTCAATATCAGGATATATATTTGACATTGTATGAACAATCAAATCTTTTTCTTCTTCAGTAAAATCTTTTCTTGTATAAGGATTTGTAAATGGTTCCTTCTCTAAATGTTTAGTTTGCCAATATTGATAAAGCGTTTTCGCATAAAAGCCATATGAGTGTTTCTGAGTGGTTTTAATAATAATGATTTGTTTCAGTTTTTTAAGTGAAAAATCTTCAAATTCTTCCATAGTAAAAGGATCATAATCATTCTCACATTGTTCTAATATATGTTTAAGAAGGTTCTTTTTGGTTTCACGATATTTCAGTTTTTTGCTAGTGGAAAGAGGGGATAGAGACCATTCAGGAGATTTAGAGAGACTATAATTGTTACCATATTTAATAACAAACTTATTTAGCATTATGTAATCAACGATATCAGTAAGTATATCTAATTGTTTATGGAAATGTGTATCAGTATGTTTTGTATAATCCATTAAAACGACTAATAAAAACATAATAGCAATATATTTTGGCATATTGTTTTCAATATATGCAAAAACATGCTTTGCAGTTGTATATCCTTCACTTTTTAAGATAATTGATTGAATGTATTTGGTCAATAAGGAAAATATCTCATTATAGATATTAATATTCTGTAATTTACTAAATAAGTCCTTGCGATTAACTTCTAGAATATTAAAGTTTCTTGTGAATGAATATGATATATTAAGTTCATTTTTTAGAAGATGGACAATTTCAACATTAATTTCATTGTAAAATATGATATACTTATCAGTAGGATTATTATCGGCGTATGTTTTAAAAAGTTGGATTGACTTATCAATTGTTTTGACTTTTTGGTTAAAAAGATTTTTGATCAATTCTCTATTTCTTACAAGTTGAAGTATGTCTTCATATTCTTTGATCTGAACCTCAATTATATCTTCTTGACCACTAACACCTATTAAGTTTTGACAATGATCATTGAGAAAGAAAATCTTATCAGAATCAATCAATTTCCTATTTGTTTTAGGATTTACAACATGATCAATTTCTTTTTTTGTATATTTTTGAAAATCTTTCAAGAACTTGTCACAATCAGCCTTATTCAATTTGAGGTTTTTGTCTTTTTTGAAAGTGGATATTTTAGATGATGACATTTAGTTATCTTTATTATAAAGTTATCTTTATTATAAAAAAATGATTTTTTGTATAGGAAAATCTAAATATGACAGACTACGAACCTATATACGAATATGAATATCTTAAAACATTCTTAGAGTATCTCTATCTCAATATTATAGATCAAGTAGATTACACACCTCCAAAAGATAGTAAAACATTTAGGATTATCAATAAGATGATGAAGAGACCAATTTGCTTGAAATCAAAAAAGGTGATGTATATGGTAAAAAAACTTGTAGAAGAAGGTAAAAAATGTGGTGTGAAAGTGATATATTCCACAATGATGTGCCGACATCATTTGAAGAAAATTAATAGAAATTTCAATTTAGATTTTAGTGATATAACAGAATTATTCTATTACTTATGTGATATGATCATCTTAGAACACAATAAAATCAGAAAACTGATAAGTATAAGTGTTTTAGATAAAATACCAGCTTTGATTTCAGAATTTAAGGAAAATCCTGTGATTGTTTGTGAGATATGCAGAAAACACATTGATGAAAAAATCAAAGAACGCTACTATATTAACAAAGAACAATTCGGTAAATGTGAGAGATGTAATATAATATTATGTAATCAATGTATGGATACTCATTTTGATGATGAGATGAAAATAGAAGACGAAATTAAGAAATTAGAGGAGATAAGCAACAATATTAAAAAGCTTGATAAAAAGATAGAAGTGAAAATAACAAGTATACAAGAAATAGGAAGGGATATAGAAAAGAAAAAAGAAATAGAGAGACAGTTAAAAGAAATATTAGAATTAGAGGATGATAAACAGAAGGCGATAATTAGTAAGCTACTTCAAAATCAAAAAGATATAGATAACATTTCTAATAAACTGAAAAAATTGATGAACAATCCTAACATACAAGTAGAAAGTATAACATATTTGGATAAATAATCAAAATCTACATTCTAGACAACATTTCCCCGATCTGATTAACATCCATACGAGACAATATATGTTGTTTTTGTGTAATACGCTCTCTTTTATTTCTTTTATTATTGCTGTCAAGTTTCAATTTGAAAGCTTCAATGAGTTTATCAATATTCCTTTCTTCGGGTCTATTGAGTTCAAATCCGGAGTAAGTAACCAGTGTGCTATCATCATACATACCTTCAACTTGTATTTTTGTAAGACCTTTGATTGCCTTTTTAAGAACAGGTTCAATAAGATCTTTCGCATATTTTTCCATTAAGAAATCAACTACATTCATATCAGCAAGGTTATTATCAACAAATCCGTCATATTTCATCAATTTTTGCTTGAAATAAGGAACTAATTCAGGATGATAAAGTGAAATAAGTCTATCTTTGATCTCTTTGATCATTGGTTTTGCGAACACCTTACTAATTTTTGTTTTTGTGGTAGTTGAAGTTAATTTTGCGGTTGAAGTGCTTTTAACAGTCTTGCTACTCTTAGAAACAAGTTTAGATGTAGTTTTCTTTTCTCTATTGCTCTGCTTAGTGTCATCTACTTTTACAGAGGGTTGTTTGGTTGACCTTTTCCTTAGAGTTGGACCGAATCCAATAGAAGAAAGCATAGACACAACATCATCCAAATCTAAGTTTTCTTGTTGATTAGTTTGTTGTTGATGATGTGCCTTAATTCTTTTGATCATTTCTGTTTGTTTTCGTTGCTTTTCTACAACTTTCTTGGTAGGGATAACACCTCCTTGAATCATATCTGATTCATTCATCATTTCATCTAAATTAAGTTCCATTTCTATACCTCAATTTATATATAATCTAGGTTTTTTTTGTTAATTAGTTTTTTTCCGATGTTACCAGATTTATCAACACATCTATTTGTTTTGGGATTAAGGATTTTACCTTCAGGACATGGTTTTTGGTTGGCGTTTTGAGGGTTTTGTTTAGTT